CGCTCGCTGCCCTATCAGATACAAATACAGTAGGAGCTGTCTCTGGACAGTTCTTAATGTGGGACGCAGGAGCTGCCGACTGGATTCCAAGTGATGTATCACTGGATGTGGAAGACTTATCTGACGTGGTATTGTCAACCCCATCTTCTGGACAGTCATTAATCTACAATGGCTCGAATTGGGTAAATGGCTCTGTATCTGGAGGTGGA